AACAGTTTAGTTTAGAAAGAATAGCACCTCAATATGAACAATACTTTCAGGATGTCACAGATGTATATGGGGGTGCAGGATGGTATACTATGAAAGAGACACTATGAAATCGTTAAAAATCACACAAGAGATGACGCAGATGCGTCCACAGTTACGCCAAGTATTAGGAGCCAATGGCCTAGACATCCTAGCAGACCATTGGTTGGTGCCAGAGTCACACCCTGACATCTCGTTTGTATTGTTGAACCTACAAATGATTGATCAGGTAGAGTGGGTCACAGACAAACGGATTAAAACCCAGGATAACGCAATTCGTGCATTTGTATAACACATAAATAACTTATATGGCGAATAAGAAACCTGAACTCACAGTTGACGAAACGGAAATAGAAGCCGTCGCACCAGAACAAAAGGCCACTCACAAGTGGGAGTTCAAGCCACGTCAAGAGCCCAAATGGGGCACAGTTACTAAAGAAGGTTTGATAGTAGGACGTGGCACAACCAAGCGGGTCATACCACCAGATGAAGTTTATCATTTGGCCACCTTAGGTTGCACCTATAAAGAACTAGCAGATTGGTTTGGCGTTCCAGAAGATACATTACGTTATAACTTTAAGCCTTATGTGGAAAAGGCCCGTGAAGAAGTCAAACAACGCCTACGTCAGGCACAGATCAAATTGGCACTCAGCGGCAATGCTGTGATGTTGATATGGTTAGGTAAGAATATGTTGGGTCAATCAGATCAACCTGCAAACACAGACACCAACAAGATCTTGCCGTGGACAGATGATTAATGCCCTTAAATCCTGGTCAACGTGAAGTAGCCGCCAGTGCCGCACGTTTTCGTGTGGTAGTAGCAGGGCGTCGTTGGGGCAAGACTTATCTGGCCATTAGAGAAGTGGCCAAGATTGCACGTGAACCTAATCGTCGTGTGTTTATGGTCTATCCAACATATCGTCAAGCCAAGCAGGTCATATGGGATCCATTAAAATATCGCTTGCAAGATCTCAATTGGATACAGCGTGTAAATGAAAGTGACCTCTCAATCACCTTGATCAATGGCAGCAAGATAAGCCTACGTGGTGCAGACAATCATGACAGCCTACGTGGAGTTGGCATTCACGGTTTAATTATGGATGAGTTTGCAATGATAGATGAAAAGGCCTGGACAGAAGTTTTGCGTCCAACCTTATCAGACACAGCAGGCACAGCCTTGTTCATATCAACACCAATGGGCACCAGTAACTGGGCCTATGACTTATACAATAGAGGACTAGATCCCTCAGAAGAGGCCTGGGCCAGTTTTCAATACACTACCCTAGATGGTGGTAATGTCACTGAGGCAGAGATTGAACAGGCCAAACAGGATCTAGACGAACGAACCTTTAGACAAGAATACCTAGCAACATTTGAAAGTTACCAAAATCGTATTTGGTATAATTTCAATCGTGCTCAAAACTGTGCGACCTGGACAAGACCCATACCTAAAATCTTACACATAGGTCTTGACTTCAACGTGGCAATGATGAGTGCTACGGTATTTGCACAGGAAGGTAATACTGCTTATGTCATTGACGAAATCGCTTTGTATTCTAGTAATACACAAGAAGTTGTGGCAGAAATACGTGACAGATATCCAACACAAAAGATCTTTGTCTACCCAGACCCTGCAGGTTCAGCCAGAAAGACCTCAAGCGCAGGTGAAACGGACCATACCATACTTGCTAACGCAGGCTTTGTTGTCAAAGCACCAAGAGCGCACAACCCAGTCAGGGATGGAATAAATGCGGTAAATAGTAAATTAAGGTCAGCATCAGGTGCGGTTACCTTGTATGTTGATCCCAAATGCAAGCGAGTGATTGAAAGTCTAGAAAAACACACTTACAAGGCTGGAACCAATCAGCCAGACAAGGATTCAGGCTACGATCACTTTAGCGACAGCATTAGATATTACGTTGATTATGTGTTTCCCATTAGACGAGACGCAGATCCGTATGAAACAAGACCACAACGTTGGTCACATAGAATAGGACAGAACTGAAATGGCAATAATGCAAACAGTTGACGAGCAACTGGCTCGTATAGCAACAGGCAATAGACTTTATACCTACAACAAAAATCAATGGCGTTATTTACTTGAAAGTTATATGGGTGGCGATGACTACAAGCGTGGTCAACATCTGACTCGCTATCAAATGGAATCTGATGCAGAATATTCAGCACGTGTGGATTCAACTCCATTAGAAAATCATTGCAGAGCCATCGTAACAGTTTACAACAGTTACCTGTTCCGCCAAAGTCCAGACAGAGACTTCAACAGTCTAACTTTACAACCAGATGTGTTAGACTTTATTGAAAATGCAGACCTAGATGATAGAGATTTAGATGGCTTTATGAAAGACGTGGCAACACAAAGTTCAATCTTTGGTCATTGCTGGGTTATGGTAGTTAAACCAAACATTGGTGCTGTTACACGTGCTGATGAATTGGCCGCAGGTGTAAGACCTTATGTGGCCTTACTAAGTCCATTGACAGTATTGGATTGGCATTGGCAACGTAGCACCACTGGTTACTATGATCTAGAACGTCTCAAGTATGTGGAAGAGATCAATGGATCAGTTCAGACAATCAAAGAATGGACCAAGGATACTATTACAACTTGGAATGTGGATTTTGACAATCGTTTAATCATCAACGAAACAGTAGAACCAAATGGCCTGGGCAAGATCCCTGCTATCTGTGCTTACAACATTCGTAGTGAAGTGCGTGGCTTAGGTATTAGTGACTTATCAGACATTGCAGACTTACAAAAATATATCTACAACTTGGCCAGTGAATGTGAACAGACTATTCGTATGGACAGCCATCCAAGTCTAGTTAAAACTCCTGAAACGCAAGCATCAACAGGTGCAGGCTCAATCATATCAATGCCAGAGAATATGGATCCAGGACTCAAACCATACTTGTTGGAATTCAATGGTGCCAGTGTTGCCAGTATCCATACAGCAATTCAACACGCCACAGACATTATTGATGTTTTATCAAATACAGGTTCAGTTCGTGCAACGTCAGCCAAGATCCTATCAGGCATTGCATTAGAAACAGAATTTCAATTGTTGAATGCACGTCTAGCAGAGAAAGCCAATAACTTGGAATTGGTAGAGAAGAAAATATGGCAACTGTTTTGTGAATATCAAGGTTACGGTTGTGACATTGATGTTGAGTATGCAGATTCATATTCAATCCAAGATGAACAAGCAGAGTATATTAAACTACAAACAGCCAAAACAGCAGCCACTAGTCCCTTAGCACTTGCTTACATTGATTCAGAATTGATCAAGTTGTTACAAGAAGATTTAGAAGATGAGGATGTCACAGACTTTGATGAATCAGCACAGGATCCAGAAGCAATCTTAACCTCAATCCTGGCAGCACAAGGTCTAGCCAATCCATTTGCAGGCACACCAGGTCAAACACAACCTGAAGAGATCACATCAAGTCCAGAAGGTGAAAGTCTCTTACCAGACGTGGTCCCTGCCAACAATCAAGATCCAGTATTGCAACGGATTAGTCTAGCACCAGGTAGATCAGGACCAGGTGTGGTCAAACCTGTAAAGCGTAACAAGTCACAAGAGGTCAGTAACACAGCCAGTAGCGATATGATCACGCAAACTGCACCTAGAGTGACACCGCCTAATGCCCAATAACTTGGTATCAGGCTGTAGATAACATAAATATAAAACTAGCAGGAGAATTGTTCTCTTGCTAATTTGAATTGAATTAACCACTTTTGAAAAGAAAGGCGAAGTCCACAATGAACTTAGATCCATTGGCACAAGGTAACACAACCAACGCAACTGATGCGGCAGATGATAACTCTGAAAGTCAGGCACAGCAAGCAAGACAGTATACACAGAAGGAAGTAGATGATATGATGGCCCGTATGCGCGGATCATTGGAAAAGAAACTACTCAAGCCCTATGCAGATTTGGGCGATCCTGAAGAACTACGTCAACTACGTCAGGAAGCGGAACAACGCAGAACTGAACAGCAGATGAAACGTGGTGAGTTTGAAAAGACTCTACAAGAACTTGCGGCTAAGAAGGATGCAGAGATCCAACGAAGAGACAGTATCATCAAGGAATACAAGGTCAATACTCCACTGGTAAGTGCCGCCGCTAAATTTAGAGCAGTTGCACCAGAACAAGTGAAAGAACTATTGATTAACCGTGTGCGTCTTGGTGAAGATGGTGAAGTAGAAGTTGTGGACACAAAAGGAATGACACGTTACAATGACGCAGGCGCTCCTTTACAAGTTGATGACCTAGTGCGAGAATTCTTAGATTCTAATCCGCATTTCGTCCAAGCAACAGCCGCAACTACAAACAGCCGTTCAAACAGTCAGGCCACAATGCCAGGACAGTTTGACTTGAGTAAATTGGATTTAAGCAAGCCTGATCATAGGAAACAATATGCAGAGGCTCGTCGTAAAGGCCTCATTTAAAGACAAATCTATAGGAGAAACTAATGTCTACATTTTACTCATCAACAGGTCTAAACTCAGACTTATATGCACCGCTCGTTGCCAGCGCACAATACGCTGCTTACGAGAACTCAATCGCACGTCAAATTACAACAGTATTTGATATGCCAGAAAACTCAGGTAAGGTTGTTCAGATTCCAGTATGGAGTTCTGTTGGCTACTCAACACCTGATGAAGGCGCACAAGCAACATTTGGTAACACAGCAACAACAAGTGCAAATATCACTCTAAATGAAATCGTTGTAGCACACCGTATAACAGATATGTTACGTGACTCTGCTTTC